GACAAAAGTTTTCAGGTGGTGCTACTACGCAAACACTATGGGGTGGCGTTGAGTTTGGTTCAAATAAATTCAAACAGTTCCCTAGTTATTCGGGACGGCAAGGTCGTGGATCTCGAGGATGGTTCATATATCCAACCCTTCGCAGAATTCAGCCTGAATTGATTAATAAGTGGGAACAGGCTTTCAATCGCATCATTAAGGAATGGATCTAATGGCAACCGGTAATCGCACATTAAAGTTATCAATCCTTGCCGATGTTGATGACTTAAAAAAGAAGTTAGGCGAAGCCGACAAAGCGGTCGAAAGTAATTCAAGCAAGATTTCAGAATTTGGCAAAAAAGCTGCTGCTGCGTTTGCAGTCGCTGCTGCTGCTGCCGTTGCCTATGGCACTAAATTAGCCGTTGATGGGGTCAAGGCTGCCATTGAGGATGAGGCTGCTCAGTTAAGGTTGGCTAATGCTCTACGCTCCGCCACAGGGGCTACTGAGGATCAAATTGCAGCAACTGAGGCTTATATCCTCAAGACATCTTTGGCAACTGGTGTGGCTGATGACCAACTGCGTCCAGCGTTACAAAGATTAGCAGTTTCCACAAAAGATACTGAGGAAGCACAAAAACTGTTAAACCTATCTTTGGATATTGCCAAAGGTCGAGGATTAGAACTTGAAACTGTTGCCAATGCTTTGGGTAGGGCTCAGGATGGTAACACCACAGCTCTAGGCAGATTGGGACTTGGTTTATCTAAAGCAGAATTATCAACCTTATCTTTTACTCAGGTTCAAGAAAGATTATCTGATCTTTATGGTGGCGCAGCAGCTGCTAACGCTGAAACATTTCAAGGCAAAATTGATCGCTTAAAAGTAGGATTTGATGAAGCCAAAGAATCCTTGGGTGTTGCATTGCTTCCAGCGGTTGAAAGTTTTATTGGATTCTTAAATGAAACAGGCATACCAACGTTAAATGCGTTTATTGCAGGTTTGACTGGCGATCAAGGATTAAGTGCAGGACTGGCACAAAGCCAAAAGGGTGCTGAAACATTTGGCAAAGCAATTGGCGGACTCGCAGATATATTAAAGGGCTTGCTTAACTTTATTCGTGAAGTTATTGGCGGATTGACAGAGTTAGCAAATCAAGCAATTAGAGTTGTTAATATCATTAAGCCCGGAGGAGATGTTGGATATATTCCAAATGTTTCCCCAAGTGCAAGTCAATTAGGAATGTTAGGGGCTGCACCATTGCCAGCAGTTCCAGCAAACACTAGAGAAAACCGAACAACAGCAGTGACTAACATTACAGTTCAAGCAGTAGATTCTGAAGGTGCTGCTAGGGCAGTTGCTAAGGTGATTAATCAGAGTTCATCAAGATCAGTTCCACAGCTATATAACAGCGGCATCACTAGAGCGAGATAATGTCAGTCTTTACGCCTGAATATAAACTGAGCATCAATGGTGTCGAATACACCGATGTCGCTATCTCTGATATAGCGCATCAAGCAGGGCGTGAGGATATCTACGCACAACCAACCCCATCTTATATTCAGATTGCATTAGTGGCTTTGAATAATGAAAACTATGATTTCCAAGTTAATGACGGAATAGCATTACAGGTCAAAGATAGCACCAATGTTTTTAGGACTTTATTTGGTGGCAACATCACAGACATCACCACCGAGGTTGCATCAGCTAGCAGCGTTGCAGAAACCTTTACTTATACAATTCTTGCATTAGGTTCATTGGCTAAATTGCCGAAAGTTATTTATGAGGGCACATTGTCAAGAGCTGATGACGGAGATCAAATCTTTGAATTGTTATCAGGTTTATTTCTTAACAATTGGAATGAAGTGCCGGCAGCTGAAACATGGTCAGGATATGATCCAACAATTACATGGGCAAATGCTGAAAATTTAGGGCTTGGCGAAATTGATCGTCCAGGGCAATTTGATATTAGGGCAAGATCAGCAGAGCCGGATACGGTCTATAACATTGCAAGCCTTATTGCTCAAAGTGCATTTGGAGTTTTGTATGAGGACAATGAAGGACGGATTGGTTATGCGGATGCTATTCACCGGCAGAATTATCTCGCAAATAATGGTTACACAGACATTTCAGCCAACACAGCCTTTGGAGTGGGATTGAAAGTTTTGACTAGGGGTTCAGATGTTCGCAATGATGTTGTGGTCAGATTTGGTTCAGGCTTTGGTTCAGAGCGAACTGCATTGGATGCCACAAGTATTGAATTGTTTGGTTTTAGGGGCGAATCATTAAATACAGTTTTGCACGATGGTAATGATGCTCAAGATGTAGCTGATCGCTTTATTGAATTGCGAGCCTATCCAAGAGCCTTATTTGACAGCATTACATTCCCATTGACTAACTCAGCCATTGATGATGCAGACCGAGATGCCTTGCTTGGCATCTTTATTGGGCAACCAATGCGAATTACAGACTTGCCTGTCCAGATAGCCCCAACCTTACAATTTGAGGGTTATGTTGAAGGCTGGCGTTGGAGCACTAGATTCAACGAATTATTTTTAACCATAAATTTGAGCCCGATTGAGTTTTCCACAGTAGCACTTCGGTGGGAACAAGTATCAGCCTCAGAGGCTTGGAACACTCTAAGTGGTACACTAACATGGGAAAATGCGATTGGAGCAGTAGCCTAATATGGCAAACACTACGAACTATAATTGGGAAACACCGGACGACACCGATCTGGTCAAAGATGGCGCAGCTGCTATTCGCACGCTCGGTTCATCTGTTGATACAACAACAAAAGCTTTAAATCCATCTACAACTCTTGGCGATATTGAATATCGTTCAGCGACAGCAAATACAAACACAAGACTGCCAATTGGAACAACTGGACAAGTTTTATCTGTTGTTGGTGGAGTTCCGGCATGGGCAACTTCTGATGATGCAAATGCAATTCAAAATGCAATTGTCGATGCCAAGGGAGATTTAATTTCAGCAACGGCTGCCGATACTCCAGCAAGACTTGCAGTGGGAGCAAATGGAACTGTCTTAACTGCTGATAGTGCAGAGGCGACTGGGCTTAAATGGGCAACTCCCGCTGGTGGCGGTGCTGGATTGACTTTAATATCTACAACAAATATTGGCTCAACAGCAGTTTCGTCAATCACTGTTTCAAGCGCATTTTCATCAACTTATGAAAATTATTTAATAACAATCAATGGCGGAGTTGCATCAACAAATAATTCATTAGCGTTGCAATTAGGTTCTACGACTACTGGTTATTATGGTTTTGGTTTTTATGGTAATGCAAGTTCTAGTTCGCTTGCGGGAGATAATTACAACAATAGTACAAGTTTTCCTTTTGCTGTTATGGGTGATACCAACAATTTATCTGGAGAAATCCATATACAAAATCCTAATCTTGCCAAAGCAACAGCAATAATTGTTTTTGGAACAAGAACTGGAACTAACGGAATGTCTAATCTTTTTGGCAGCGAAACTTCAACAACTCAACACACAGCATTTACATTAACCACATCTACTGGAACTGTAACTGGCGGCACAATTAGAGTTTATGGCTATTCAAATTCATAAGGAGGAAAAATGACATACAAAGTACAAATTGATGATGAAGTAAGAGATGCAACTGCTGATGAAATTGCAAAAATTGAAGCACACCAAGCCGAAGTAGAAGCACACCAAGCCGAAGTAGAAGCAAAGGCTAAAGCCAAAGTAGCAGCACAAGCAAAACTTGCAGCTCTTGGTTTGACTGTTGAGGACTTGTCGGCTCTAGGCTTGTAATGAAGCCTTACCTATCAAAAGCAGCTGTTCAATTACGGGAGCAAATTGATGATTGCTTCCCAGAGCGTTTGCGTAACTCTGATGGGTGGATTGGTGATGCTAGACATAGCACACGAAAAAGCGACCACAATCCAGATGCAACAGGATGCGTGCGAGCAATTGATATTGACGCTCGGCTTTCTGACGACAAAGGGCTTTCAGCATATTTGGCAGATCAAATTCGATCATTCGGGAAATCCAATGGTCGCATCAGTTATGTAATCCATCAGAGCCGTATTGCATCCCCTTTACTTGGGTGGCGTTGGAGATCGTATAAAGGCAATCCCCACTTGCATCATATTCATGTAAGTTTCAAAAAAGATCAAGACAACAATTCAGAGTTTTTTAACATCCCACTACTAGGAGGCAACGCATGAAACTATCAAACAAACACAAGGCAGCAATTAAGTCATATTTAAGAGCTGTGGCTGCTTCCGGTATAACTGTCCTGTTGGCAATTGTTGCTGACATCCGACCAGAGTTTGCAATCCTTGCTGGTGCATTGGTTGCACCGCTTGCCAAAGCATTAGATCCAAAGTCAGGCAAAGAAGCTGATTATGGACTTAATGCGAAATGACAGCCAACGAATGGGTTGGTATAGCCGTTGGCGTATCCGCCGTATCTACAAGTTTGTTACTGGGTCTGCGTTGG